GTATTGTGCAGCAGCCTAGGGTTGATACTGACTTTATCTTTGTCGACCAAATGGGCTGGCGGGTGATGACAACTGGTGGTCTGTCCACTTCCTAACCAAATGGTAGCATTGTACCATTTCGCTGCACAAAAACTCGCACTCAGTGTGTCTAACGCTGTGTGCTTAAATTCTAAATCATTCACTGAAGGGTATGCTCTTGTAAAAAATCAAAGAACCGCTGGGGGAAGTCGCGGCGTAGTTGTTCTCGGTATTCACTGAGATGTTGTTGATTGTATTTACATACAGTATAACACTCATTGAGAAATTGTGCAAGGTCTTGACTACAAAGATCCTGCACAATTTTGATAATTCGGTTGAGTCTATCTTGTGTGTTGTCAATCAAATCAAACGACTCGTCAATTACATGTCCAAAAGTTTGAAATCCCAGATTACGAAGGTCTCGATAAAATCCAGCATTGCTTGCCACTATCCACGGATGTCCCTGTGCCAGTGGTTTGGCAATCTTCTCAGTTCGAAAACTGTTGCCGTGTTCACATATGGTTTCTGTGACCAGACTAAAATAGGTATCAGCATAGGGTTCGGTTTGTAGGTAAATTTCGCCCCAGGTGTTGTGAAACATGTCTTGCTTGATAAATTGACGTTTGGGCTCTGTTATCTCCACAGAATTGTTTTGGTATTTTACAACTTCGTATCTAGAATCCAGTTGACATATAGGCGTCACTGTGGTCATTAGATTGACATTGTGTTGCACAAGTGTTAGCTCTGTGCCTTTTGTAGACGGCCGACCATCCAGCATGGTCCATATTGCACGATCCAGTAGACCCAGTTGGCGGAATCGTTCCCACAGATATTTTCTGTGTGGCCTTGCTCGCCCATTTAGGAATAAAAAATCATAGGGCTTGTCCAAGGTGTTGTAAATTTCAGGCATGCGTTGCATCTGTTGTAGATTTTCGTCGTAGCCCAGTATCACATTAAAGAAATGATCATGTGTTAGTGCAGGATACTCAGCGGGCATGACACCGCCACTGAGTACCAGCAGTTGTTTGCTCAACACAAGATCTTCTATGCCCAACATGCGTATTTGTTCTATCAGTGTCCAGGATCCTTCAGCGGCGCCGTCAAACACCATGCGGTATTGTGCGGACTCGCACATGGCTCTAATCCGGGGTCTATTTTCAACCAGTTGCTGGCGTCCTATAACATAGACTGCACCGATTACCGGCACATGGTCAGCAAATTCCCAGAACTCCTGACAGGCAAAGGGTTTTAGTAAATCGTATACAACACTGAATGTATCTACTATTAGATCAAGTTTGTCTGGCATGATACTCACACTCGGCCCACCAGGCTCGCATTTCAGGAAACACTTGTAAAAAATTTGTCTCGTGGCGTCGATCTGCTTCGCTAAAGAAACGATAGAAGTCTGCTTGATTAGGACTTTGATCAGTGGCTTGTCCTGATCGCATCCAGGCAATGTCTCTGTCTAGTCTGGCCACTTCGTAATCTTTGAAACCTTTGAATGGATTCTCTGGTGTTTCCAAGTGTGCAGACATGTAGTCTTTGACTGCATCTAGTCGTCTAGCATAAGATTCCCCCAGTGTCTGCAGGCTCTGCCAGGCGGGCTCGCGTAGCACAGGAGTGTCAAACCATACCCGTTGATATGTTGTACTGTGTTTTTTGCGCAGTTCCAGTATGCCCGCCAACAATCTATCCAGGCTTGACACACTGAGATTGTTCATGGTCACAATAAATGTCAAACTGTTGTAGCTAGGAATCTCAGTTAGAAACTGATCAACTCGGTTCCATAACAGATCAAAGTCCAGGCCGTGGCGTATGTATTCTGCTTGAGCTCCCCAGGCATCTAGACTCACATACTGCATGAAATGTTCTATACGCCCATCACATAGCTGTTTCACATAGGCCAGATACTTTTGCCATGACTTTTCATCTACACTAAAGTTTGACGTGACATTCAGGTGCAGTTTGGCACTGGGGTTCTCCAGCACATAGTCAAATACTCTATAGGTATTCCGATCCAGCAAGGGCTCGCCACCAGTCATTCTAAAGTGTTCCAGTTCTGGATACAAGGTGGGCCACCACTCCCAGAATGCTTCTACATAGGGATTATGTTCCCGTGCTGGAATGGGCTTACGGTTGCCAGAAAAATGCTCAGCAGCGTTATGAGGCACCAGAGTAGGATATGCACCGTGCCGATCAGTTTCTTGCTGCCAAGTGCTTGAGAACTGCGGACTGCAATAGCTGCATGCAAGATTGCAAACATTGTTAAAATTAACTTCCACGTAACTGGGAATAACATCTTCATCTCCTGTTGAGTTTTTTATTTTGTCAAAATCTACTGCGGCCCAGGGCTCGCCTGATCTATAATGCCGATCACTCAGCTTGTCATGTGCTTCCATGTTCCAGCAATAGCTGCACTCTGCAGGTTTGATGCCTGATAGCATGAGTTTGCGCTGTTCTTTCTTGTGCGGAGTGTTGTGCAATGCACTGGGATTATGCCCTATAGCATCAACTGATATCCGATGTAAAGGTGGATGATAGCATGAGTTATTCAACCCTGTAGGCAAATGAAAGCTGACCTGTTTCCATTTGGCAAGACATAGTGCAGGACCTAGATCAAGATGCATCTGTTCAGCTGCATCTTGGAACTTGCTTTTAGACATTACCAACCTTCTTGAGCTCGGATAACATCAATCTCACGAATCATTACACCTTGGTTGTGCCAGTTTGATCTGTAGTGTCGTTTAAAAAACTCACTGGCTTCTACTGTGAGCATGTGCATGGGCAGGTCCAACTGTGTGTGTAATTCATCGGCAATTCTATTGGCCAGGATCTCAGGCTGTTCTGATTCCACAGACTTCCATAGTTCAGCTAGTGCATCAAAGTTCTGCACCTGTAGATAATCCCAGTTTGTAAGCATGGTCATGTAGGTGCCTTGTCTAGCGCCAGCCATGGCCCAGTAACCGTATTCTACATCTGCCCCTATGTTGTGCCAGATAGTGAGATGGTCTAGATTGCGTTGATGCACCTGGTCCTTGAATTCTGCAAGTGTGGGTCTGGCTCCACGATTCAGGCACATCTTTACACCTTCACGGAATCCTGCACGCCATGCATGAAAAGCAGATCCATTGGGGTAGGTAGTCGAGTAACAGTCGTGCATGGGCCAGTATAGTGGGTCAAAACAAAACTCCACTTGTGTTTCTGTACGACCATCTGTGGCTTCGTGTGTACGCATGTTGTTTACAAAAGTTTTGGTCCATGAGCTTAGTCCACCATTGCCGTACATGAGTCCATTAATGGCGTTTCTTGCCTTCCAACGAAACACAGCAGATTCATAATCCACTGTGGGCAGTACCAGGATTTGATTGAAAAATTTAGCGTCAGGAATGTTATCTCCGTCAACTAGAATAAAACGCTCAGTGGTACTGGCAGCTGCTGCGGCCTTGTGTGCTGCGTCAGATCCTCGGACTCCGTCTACCCGACGAGCCCAGGGAATCATGTTTCTAATCTTGACCCAGTTTTCTTCTTTTTTGGGTTCATCATAGGTCAAGTATACACAATCAAGATCTGCAATGTCAATTTGGTTCATAAGTTCTTTTGGTCCATTTTTGATAGGGCTTGTGCTCACTGACGATTACAGCGACATTGTCAGGATGACAAGGGGATCCAGAGTCAGCAGGCACAAGTTTAGTTATTCTATTAAGCTGTTGGGCCACAATCTTTCCGTCAACAACTCTTATGTGTTTGTTGTTTGTGTTAAAAGTGGCCTGATCTATGTCAACATAAAGTCCAGGAATATCTTCCATTGAGTATGCTACAGGATAGCCGTCATTGTCATAGTATAGTCTGTAAAACACAGGCTCGGGTGCAGGCATGGCACCAAGTGCTGCCCAGAAATCATCTACACTGAGTGGCTGCTTGTTTGACATGATAATGAAAAGCTCCCCATTGTGTCTGCGTTTGTATCCGAAGTTGGTTGTTGCGGTATTCCCACACCAGTTCCTGTGTCCAGTCTTCTGTTCGTGTTCCTGCATGATGCTGTTTCATATGCACCATTTTGGGATAGGTTGCAAATGGCAAGGTAACTGATTCTGGGCCCATGATTTGTGCTGCCATGGCATACACCACATCAGTAGACGGCTGCTCTTCAGGAAACTTCAACAGTTTGCGATACTCTGCCCAATGAGCAAATATGTTGCGTACTAGTACAAAAAACTCCTGTGCTGTTTGACTAAGACGCCAGTAGGTGATAGCATTGTACACATCAGGCAAGTGGTTGTCATCAAATATTTTTCGATAACGTCTATTGTGGCTGACTTCATCTTTCCAGGTTCTGCAGCCGGTTGATATCACAAGATCTCTGTGTCTGAACATATCCCACCAATGGTCTATGTTGCTCACAATCCACATGTCTGCTTCCAGCTTGATAGTTTCACGAAACGGAGTTTGATAAAATGCCTGCCAGTCATTTTCATATGGATTGTCAGGATTTGTATTGGTAATAAGACGCACATGATCAAACACTGGATCAGTATATTCTGAATCTGAAACCAGGCAAACTTTGGCAGCAGGATTGTGCGTTTTTAATGACCGGGCCAGAGACCCGGCACATTCAACATAATCAACTGTGGCGGAATTACAGGCCACAATTACGTAGCCTTGTTCAGCTATGGGCTTCAATGATGTCTCCAAGATGTTTTTTGCCCATGGCATGAAAGTCCACGCCATTCAAGGCACAGTACAACATTCCTCCATCAGATGCACGATGCGTGATTTTGAATGTTTCGCCATTGTCGGCTATCTGTTCCAGCTGATAGTCGGGTAGGATACTGCCCAGGCTCCAGGGAATACTGTCAACTCTCCAGGTGCCGCCGCTGATGATTCCCAGAGCAATGCTCAGTGCAAAGTCATTGCGATAGGTACTTTTTTGAATCTTGTATAATGCTCTATAATGGTCCCAGTTGTCCCGCACCATGTGCATACAGTCAAATATGTAGGCTGCGGTGTTGCTCTTGCGAAACATCATCACAGTGGCCCAGCTCATGGGCAGTCGATGTTCACCAAATGTGTTTAGCTCATCCAGGTACCGAGACTTTGCAATATCGTATGCACGGTCGTGACACATGAAATCACGCTGGCTGTCGATCACAAAACTCAGCTGTGAACTGGCTACCACATAGTCTGCATCCAGTACCAGAGTTTGTTCCCAGGGAGTGAGAGTGTATGCATCTGCTCTGCCGGCATTGTGCCAGGTCACTGTTGAGTTGTAGTCTTCAAAAAACCTTGTGCCACCTGATTCAGGTTCTGCATGGATAACGTGATCAAAATGTTGGCTTAGTGTGCTGTCTGTGCTGTTGGTTACAACAGCAACTGGTATGCCAAGATGACGGCGAATACGGCCGGCACTCCAGGTAGCCATTTGCACATAGTCAGTGGCTTCGTTGTTGAAGGCAAATATCAGTGCACCGCAGGTCATCGTAGTTGACGTTGTTGGTCAAGTTCCACCAGCCAGGCATTCATTTGCTCTTGCCATAACTGCATGGCCAGGCCTCTTAGCTGTTCAGGGTTAACCTGTACAGGAGTTTCATACAGGTCCAATACTACTGCATCTCCTGGAGGTACTGTGGCCAACAATACCAGCAGTTCAGGATCAGCACGCCACATTCCGCCACGGTAGGCAAACAACATGCGGGCTTCATACTTTTCTTTTAGTACGCGACGAGCAGCAGCATGATCAAATCTTGTTCGAGCATGTGATATTAATTTTTCGGTATCCATGTAGCTATTATATACAACTTGCAGCCAAAAGTAAAGGGCCTAAGGCCCTTTACGGCTGGAATATTACCGATCAAGCAACAGTGGCAGCAACAGTAGGTGTTCCCCATGCTGCACTCAAATAGGTTGTGCTAGGTGGGAAATATGTTACCACTGTGGCAGGTGCTGTACCAAAAGTGATACCTGTGGTTGCAGTACCACCCGAAATGGCATCTGTTGATCCCACAGCTGAACCTCCGGGATCTACCCAGGTTGTGGTCAACACCAATTGTGTTCCGGCACCTGCTGTTTTGGCATTGATCAGTATGTATTGTCCAGTATATGGACTAGTAGCCGAATACTGTTGATAAATTGCTGTGTCTGTGGTTGTCAGTCCATACCAGCCAGTTGTGGTCAACAGAGTGGTTGGTGTTCCTGTTCCGCCCACCTTGGTTGTGCCTGTGTAGGCCGTTGCTGCAATAGTCTGTGTGCCTGCGCCTTTGGTAATGTAAATGGCACCTACTAGAGTATTTGCTAACACATTCCACTCTGTATCAGCTTCTGTTGCGTCCGCTGTTTTAGATGTCTGCCATTTGATAATGCCGCCGGCATTGAAGAAATAGCGAGCAGCATCGGCGCTGGCCCAGGTAACAGTATGTGTGAATGTGATTGTCCAAGGAGTAGAACCAGAACCAGTTGCAGTGGTCTTGCTAGAGCTGCCTGTCCAGGCGGTGTATTGTGTTCCTACTGCTGCTGCGTTTCCACTACTGGTTGTCAAGTTTGTGATATCTGTGGCCACGTTGGCCAAAATAGCAACAACATTTCCTGTTACAGGGGCTGTTCTTGTTGTGATGGCTCGGCCGGTCTGATTGCTAGAAGTGGCTAGATTGTTGACCAAGGTAGCCCAGTTTGTAGCTGTTACCACCCCAGATGTACTCACACTAGAAATGCTTGTCTGTCCCCAGCCCACGTTTCCAGTACCAGTACTCCAAAAAGCATTGGTGTTGGTGGCAAATGTGTTATAGTCTGTTGCTTGAATCAAGCCGCCTGATGAGTATGTCATTGTCGTTTCCTATTAATTTATTGTTACAATGGCTTCTACAGTGCCTAATTCAGTTGTTGTTTTTCCAACCAAGGCACGGCCAATAACATTGAATGCTGTGGCTTCACCAGGGGCAGCAGCACGGGCAATACCGTCGCCTGCAGAAATCAATCTGTCGCCCTTGGCTACAACGCCTAATACCAACACAGGCACACGACCTGTCATAGCAACCGGAGGATGAGTTTCATTGTCACCTGCACCACCATTCATGGTAAATGCTGGTCTAGTAGAAATCACGCCAAACACTCGATCACTAGCGTCATCTTTCACACGAGTAATTTCGTTTGCGCCGCCTAGTTCAACCACTGTGCCTGGCAAGTATACTTCATCTGCTGCAAAACGTTCTGCAACGTCGGCATATAGTGCTGTGGTTGCTTGAGCAAATATGGTGTTGAAATAGCTTGAACTTGAACCAATGTTGCCTACTGCATTGCCTGCGCCATTCACAATGGCAGTGGCCAGGCCAGCAGTGTTAACTGTGGTTGCGCCGCGAATAGCTGTCATGTTGTTTGCACCATACAAGGTGACCATGGTAGTTGTTACGCCGCCATCGTTGATTTGCAAGTATACATTGCCATCGCTGGTTTGATTACGCAGATACACATCTGAGCCTGTGATTGAAGCGCGGAAGTCAGAGTTGGTTCCTACTGACAATCCAGAATTGTTAAGAATGCCCAGGGTGCCCGATGTGGTGTCATTGGTAGTAGAACTCAAAAAGTCTGCAGAATCCAAGCCGTCTAGCAACTGTGCATTGGTTGCTGTACCCTGGAACAATTGTGGTACGCCTGAGATTGAACTGGCCATTGTGATACCAGGGTTGACTGTGGTAAATCCAGGAATAGCAACTTGAGGAGTAAATGCCAAGTCTTTGCTAAAGATACTCACAATACTGTCTTCCACATACATTTCAACCACGACGTGGCTCACAGCATTGCTGTCTGTGATTGTGTTTACAATTGCACCTGTGGTTCCTGTGCCTGCTGTAAATGCAGGACCTACCAGCAACCAAGCAACACCAGTGTAAACTTTGAGTTGGGCATTAACTGAATCATACCACAGGTCGCCGGCCACATTTGATGTAGGAGCTGATGCACTGGCAGTGGCACCAGAAATTACTTTGAATGTGGTTCCATTGTACACTTTCATGGTATTTGTGGTCTTGTCCCACCACAATTGCCCTGTCAAGGGTGCGCCGGGTGCAGTGGTGTTTGAACCATTTTCCAACAAGTGGATATAATTCTCGTCCAGAAATTCGCCGTAACCAGCGTAATTTTTACCCACCAGCACCATGCTTGAACTGGTATTGATGGTACCATCTGCTATTACTGCAAAAATTGTACCATCGGTAAGATTGATTGTATATGACATATTGCTTGCTCCGAATCTTATAGGTATTTATTACCTGTTAATCTACTAATATTTATGCTGCGCTCAGGTTAGTTAAGGTCTGTATACGCACAGTATAATCAATTTGAATTTGACGATTCAAACTCTTCTGAACTGGATGGAAAATCACATGCGTTAATAAACGCAATGTGTTGCCTTCCCCGGTCCAGGCCTTGAGTCCTAGTTCATCAAATACATATTCCCCGTTGTAATTGGTTGAATTATCAAACGCTTGCTGCCCAGGTGGCTCGCCGTAATCCAACAAACAGCTGACCAAGATATCTGTGTACACTTGGCCTGAAGTGTGTAACACCGTCATGTTGTTGTTGGTTGGATCAGTATCTGCTGCTGATTCATCATCAACAACTTTAGCGTAGGTTTCATTGTAAAGATCAGCATTTTGACCAGTGGTATTAGGGGGCAAATAAGTGATTACGCCAGTGGGATCCACTGAGCTGCCGCCGTTGCCAAATGCCATTTCATAAATCCAACCCTGTTTTCTGTGGGCCAGGGTTTCGGCCAGGCTGATACTCATGTTTTCATAGTGAATAGCATTGTCTTTATCAACTAGTACTTCTCCAGTGGCTGGATCAGTAATTTTAATGTGTCCTTTAATGATAGGACCGTAGGTGTTAATAAGCATTTTGTTGTTTTCCGCTTTTTCTTTGCCCATATTTGATCACGCTCGCGTCTCCACAAATACTTGTTTAGTGTTGGGGTCCGAAATCTTTACAAACCCCGAAACTGCAATAGACCCTTTTTCGTTTGGACGAGCAATGGGCTGCGGCGTAGGCGGCTGTGAGGGAGTTTGTTGATTTTGCTGCATGATTTATTTACCTTAGATTTGTCCTCGGAAAAACCTTGCTGCATCAGTTTGAGTCACTTGCAGTGCTTGTCCGTCTGATGGGTTGCCATTGGCTGGTTGGTACCATCCAAATCCTTGGCGTACCAGAATAGATACTTCGTATCCGTTGTCAGGTGCAGTGTCAAAGGTTACTGTGGCAGGAGACACAGAATCCACAGTGTATCCGGCAGTGACACGGATACCGCCCACAAACACCAAGATTGCTTGTTCAGCAAATGACAAAGTCAGCTGACTCAAATCAATGTTTGGTGCAGAGAATGTGACGGTTGTTCCGTTGCCCAGGGTGTTGGTGTATACCACGTGATCTTGGTATTCTGCAGGGGCCAGGTTACCGCGACCTAGATTATATACCGTTGCGCCTGTTGCATGTACATCAGCTGCTGTTCCTGCTGTTCCTCTGCGTAGTCCACTTACTAGGTTGTTGTCAATATCAAGATAGCGATACATGATTCGTTCACCGTTGATTGTTAGCACCCCCCAAACATTGATTGCCAAGTTTGGCTGTGTCAGTGCCGCTGCATTATCAACATAAATTACGTCTTGGTCCAGGAACAAATCCTGTGCAAGTGTAGTTGTAGTTGATGGTGTCATTCTATAGGTAGCTTGTACTCCGCGCATGTCTTGGAAAATGCGGAATTCCATTTCTTCTGGAACAACACTATCTGTAAACAACTGAGCAACAACAACATCTATAACGCTGATCACAGGGCCGTGCAAGACCAGTTGCTCACCAACTATCAAGTAATCGTCGCCGTAGAATATGCGATTGCCATTTTTGGTCACTACCATTCTGGTTGGATCAGGCACAACTCTACCCAACTGGAAGTCATTTTTGGTCACTGCTTGACCTGCTGAGTAGTCATAGCTGCCTGGTAATCCGGTTACCAAGCCCACATCAAAGTCTGTTGAATCATAAGGTTCAGGAACTACTACCCCTGTTGTTACTGGTCCTTGCCATAACAAGGTTACTATTTTTTGTTGACTTGTGTCATTCCATGATGTTACAGAAATTATGTCTCCTGCAATAGGATAAAAGCCATTGGTAGTACGCCATGCCAGCACGGTACTATACAAGCTACTACCATCACTTTGCAAAACATAATCTGCCTTGGTACTCACGCTGATCAACACTTCTGATCCCGATGATGGCGGTGTTGCAAATTCCACATCTCTTGTGTCGTCACCGGGCACATAAGGTTCTATAGTAAATTCGCTGTACAAGGTGAGTTCTTGATTGTTGACCCATACCCGAACATCGTTGTCCGCCACAAGAGCCATGCTATAACCACCACGATTAGGAAGCGGATACGCTGAGCTGCCGTCGGCAATGTAGTATGCACCTTCGGGCGGTCTTGCTCGTATGCCATTCCGTTCAACAATCAAGTTGGCAGGATTGGTTCCTTGCAAGGAATTGCTGAGATTGTAATCCAGTTGTCCCGAACTCACAAAGTATTGTGTTTGTGGAGTTGACCAGCTGTTGGGCAATGATCCATCTGTGGCTCCAATTGCTGTGATATTGAGTTCATCACCTGGACCATATGAAGTTGCAAACAAAATGTTTGTGGTATTGTTTGTTCCTGCGGTATATGTGTAATCAGTTATTAACATGCCATTGGCAAAAATTGCCATGTCTTCAATTTCATTCACAGCCACAGGAATGTTAAAGGTATTTCCTACAGTGGCACCATTGACACTGGTTTTGTACAGTTGATTGCCGCCACCTATGCCGTATATGCTGACAACTAATGTGTCACCGTTGGCTGCTGGAGGAGCACTAACACTGTTCAAAATAGTCACAGTGTTGGCAACCCAATTTACAATGTAATCTGTTCCAAGATTTAGTTCACGGCGTTGTGTTTGATTTGTCACTCGCACCTGCACAGGATTTGGTACAATACCGTTGAAACTCTGGCTGGCTGCACTGGCAGAATTATAGTACCACTTGACAATTTCCCAAGCAAATCCGTGGCCGTTTAGATCCCAGTCTGCTCCTGGGCGAGTGTACACACGGAAATCCAGTGTGTCATATTCTGAGCCAGGTATTAGCTCTTCGGGTGCATGGCTTTCGTAAGGGCCGACAAATTCTCCGCCAACTACATTTACATCATAGGGTCTTGTGCCAAGATAGATATCAATAAATCGACTTTCATAAATGGCATCCAGGATAGCAGGATCATAGGTAGGAAGACCTTCTGGCCCATATGCAATATTGTCAAACGGATTGATGTCAAAATTACCAACATCGAACCCTGAGTTTTGATCAAACGTGGGTGCAGTAACTTGCACACCTGGATAATCAATGCCATCAATCAACAACGGTAAATCTAGACCCGGTTCATTGGGACCAGGCAAATAAAATCCCATTGTACGATCAACCCCAGACAAAGTAGATGCCTTGACCAACGTCCATTGATCGGGATCAAATGTCACTGACTGTACTGTGCTGTTGGCTTCCCATACTCGATCATCGTAACGAACTTGTGTTCCTGTTGGGTAGCTGACATTTGATTTCCAATCTAGGATTGTACTCACATATTGATATCTGTCATACTTGATAGTGGTATTGATACTGCGTACAAGCCCGTTGCCCATTACTGCAACAATTCTGCCACCTACACCATTACCGCCTGACAATTCTATCAGTGCAGTGGTTAGATATCCTAGCCCAGGGTTGGTTATAATTACTCCAGAAATCTTGCCTGCACTGTTAACATCCACAGTCATAGTAGCTTGTATCAAGCAGTCGCCGGTGACTGTGGCAACAGGAGGTTCAGTATATCCTGCACCACCATCTACAACAACAATGTCTTGAATGCTTAGAGTATAGTTGTTGTACCAGAATTTCCAAGGCTCTGTTTGCCATACCAGACTATTGGGCGGTGTATCACTGTAGGTATTTGATGATCCGGTGCCCACTGCTGTACTATGAGTGTATGGTGTTAATACCGGACTCATGAATTGATTTGGAATTTGTGCAGAGTTATAAAAACTTGGAACATCAAAGTCAGTCATGGTACCTTGATAGACATCCTGGCCGTCATATATTAGATTTGTTTCGCGAATATGCACGTGATACGGTTTGACTTCTTTGATATAGTCAACCACAAAATCTTGATTATCACGCTGGTAAGTCTGGAATGGCAGCAGTTGACGTATCTTGTGATCAACATCAACCAGGCTGGTCTTGCTTAGCCAATCAGGTGCTTCAAATTCGCTAAGAACAAAGTTAAACATCAGTATTAGAGCTTTGTTTCGTTCAATCAACAATTCACCAATCAGCAATTCTTGATTGATAGCTTGAATAATTTTGCGAGTTTCTATTACCGGTTCTTGATCAAAATATTGTGCATCAAATACTTCAGAGTCAAACCCAAAGCGCCCTAGTTGATAGTCCCACAACTCGGCAGCAATAGCAATAGTGCCATCCTGCAGGCCTACTCGGTCCCATCCGGTGTTGGTTCGCAAATAAATTTCCCATTTACCTTGTGCATTGGCAGTGACTCTTACACTGGCACCAACAGGAACCGTGTACACGCTAAGAGTATCAAGACTACTATAGACCGGCACCTCAGCTACTATCTGGCTGCTTCGATTGTACCCAATCTGATACCAGTCAATGTAACTCCAATATTTACGGGTGTCGTAATTTTGTACTCTCACCAACATCAACGAGTCAAACGTTTTTGCTGTGGTAACACTGTAGATAGTCCATAAACCATTTTGGGCTGAATCAACAGCAACCAGGTACTTGTAACCTACAGGTACAATAGCAAAATCTTGATAACTGAGTTCTTCGAGGTTGGCCACACGTTTGTCCCAGGCACCTGTGCCTGCTGTTGGCTCAGATTCGCTGGAATTCAACAAGGTGAAACTGCGAGTTTCTGAAATAGGAAATTGTGCAAGTACGCTGTTGACTCTCTTGAAATAATTTTCTAGAGCCAGGAATCTGTCAGCAAACATTGACTGCCGTGGTCTGAACTGAACGCCGTAGCTGTTGGCAGGACTTAGATTTGGGTCTGGCACTTTGGCGCCAACAGTATTAACGCCACACAAAGAATCCTGGAACTTGAGATACAAATTGTTTGGTAAGAAACCATCGGCACGATTTTCAGGAATCAAACTGTATTCCACGTGAACATTGTCGTCGGTGTATTCTCTATCAAACTCAATACTTAGAATAGTATCTTGTGCAGAAATATCGTTGACTGCATTGTAGATAGCAGTTGCACTGGGACTAACAAACGCCACGTACGGAATACCCGAGCTACGAGGTTGTTCAATGTATCTAGCAACACCTGTGGTGCTAAGAGTTTTTCCTGCATTGGTATCAATTGACGTAATTCCCCTAACCCAGAAATAATAGGTTGTGGTAAAGATTCCATCAATGTTTAGGCCAGTGGACAAATCGTAACTGACTATGTTGCGGGGAGTCCCTTCACCAGCGTATGTTGCAGGTGGTTGGCTGCTGGCTACCCATTGATATACATCTATTGTTGATCCTGGGAACACTTGCCCCCAACGACGTGCTGCATACACAATGCTGTCTTGATTTGGATCAATGAAACGAACATTGTTGGTGTCCCACCACATTTCGCCCACATGCACTTGTCCCCAGATCTTGCCATAGTTGTTGACTGGGCCCACATTGTAGGCAGCAGGATCCACGGCACCAATATAGTTGATATTTTCTTGTGCAGCACCAAGGATTTTGCCTTGTAACGGATCAAAGAAATCAAAGAAGTTGGTTTTTGCACCAGTAACACGATTATAGGTGAATACTGAATTGATTAACTTGATATTGACCACGGGCAACTGTTGGTGTATTGTTGCCCACGCCGGAGTCAGTGTGGGATTTCTAAACACAGCAACACGCCCATAATCCAGCTCGCTTTGAGTACTGTCGTCAATGTCACTGCCGGGGCTACCAATCAACAACACTCCGTTGGTATAATCAATAGATGTTCCAAAAAGATCTAGCTCTTGTACTCGCTGATCATATATTTGTTGTCCAAATGCAAATTTTCCTGGATTGCTTGCTAAATCGCTTGCGCTAGGCAAATAATCATAAGTGTATGCCACACCACTTTGTACCAATGGGCCACTTATTGTTGTGGTTCGACTGTCAAAGTATGTGGTTCCGGCGTCAAATGTGTTCGGACGATACAGATTGCCGCGAGGAGCACCGACAGTAAGAGTGGTAGCAAACGAATCAATGTTCACTGCTGATCCAAACCCAGCGTATGCGACTGGTGCTGGACTTTCAATAGTTTGAGTGTATGCAAATGTTTCAAACACTAGGCGCTGGAAAGTAGTTCCAATCAGTCCGGGTAATACAGTGAGTCGGTTGCTGGCATCAGCAGCCAACATATTTTTAACACCGATTGTTATCAAGCCGTAGTTGGCTGTGCCTGCTACACCGGCAACAGCCACAACATTGTCAATTCCTGCATTGTTGATGTCTTGTGCCAGCACTGCTGTCCAACTGCTGGGTTGCCAGTATGTGGTATTAGTTAGTGCCGTTCCTGTTGGCACAGGTCTGACTGAGATGTATAGGCTTAGTCCATAATCAACAATGGTATCCACTGTGTATGTTAATGCACTGTTCCAGGTCACTGGCTGAGATAATGCAACCTCCTGGTCATTGATTCTGATTGTTTCTCCAGGAAGCAAACGAGCCCCAACATTGGTACTGGTTGTTACACCATATACTCGACTTTGATTCACACTACGCTGTACCAGTCCAGCTGCTGGTAGTACTGATCCGTCTTGTGGTGCACCCACATACAAGCTGCAATTGTTTTTGCACATGTCAATGGCACTACCAAAATTAGCACTTTGGAAAGGTGCATTGGATCCAACAATTTGCAACAGGTTGAATTTGTTAACTTCAATTTCTATTATGTCTCCCACTGACAGTGGTGCGCTGATTGTGACTTCTGTTGCACTTACTTTGGCGAATGTTCCTGTGATGTTTCCTTCTGTATTGGTCAAGAATTGATTGTTCAAGATTACCGATGTTGGTGCAACCAATGTTCCGTCAACTGTATAGGTTGTTTGTGCAGCATCAGTCACAACAAAATTCTGTACGGCACGGTCAAACACATACACTGCGCCAGCATCAGTTGTTGCATTGTAATAATCATTTGGGGTGCCAATCATCACTTGACGACCATCAGTGGTGCAACTTAAACTTTCACCAAATCTAGCAGTGTCACTTAGTCTGGCAGTAACATAACCAGAAGCCACGCTCTGACTTGTGTTTACCATGTATGTTCCTGTGCCGCCTGTGCCTGTCAACAACGCTGTGATTTTTGTTCCTGGTGTTACTCCGGTTCCGCTCAGCTTCATACCCACTGTCAGAGGCCATGCTCCAGGCTGTGCGTAAGATACTGTTAAGGTAGTTCCTGATATTGCTGCAATTACTTGTTGTGTAAATTCAATAGTGTCAACAAAAACAAAATAACTCTGTGTTGCAACATTAATTATTGCACCATTACCGGGTGCAGTAAAGAATATTACGTCTCTGCCAGCAGCACTGTCATTGTAATCAAAATCATAATCAATGTTTGGACGTTGCAACACACCGTTGACCGTAACTTTGAAACTGTAGATACTGATGGCTGAATAAAGGTATTCGTTCAATGAGAACAGCTTGGTTGATCCGTCACCGGTATAAGAATGCTGAGTTTTACGAACAATCTTCAAGATTAGATCTTTTGCAGGAGCAGCAGCAAATACAATGTTTGTTGCTGTTTGAGAATAATCTACACCATATATCAACAACGTATTGTTTAATACCACACTAAGTTGTTGGTCGTAACCTGCATCAATTACTATATGATTGCTGAAGTTAAATGTAAATTGTCGACCATCGGCCACATACGCAACTGATTGATTTTCAACTTCAACTAGTCCGTATGCAAATACTTTGTTGATGCCCGGTGCACCAATATACATCCAGTGTTCATCTGGGCTGACTGCAACACTGTATCCAAATTCTGCTGGCAATGCCAAGTCTCTGGAATCTGGAACTGTCAGCAGGATAGCATTGATAAAACTTGCCGAGTCAGGTTGGCGGTATACCGCTGATACATACCCTCTGTTGTTGTAACTTGCAGGTGCGCCCACAGCTTGCCATGTTTGATTGCCAATGCTGACACTGGATCCAAAGCCCACAGTATCTACTGCACCATCGAGTTCTAGTACTGAATTTTCAGTAAACGGACTAGATGATGTGCGAACATAAGTGTATAATGCACCATTGCCGTAGCCTTGACTATATGCAGGACTACCAACAATAGCATACAAGTTGCTATTGGCCTGTGCTACACTTTGTCCAAACTTGCTGTTAGTCACAGGATTTGTTGCTGTTATTTCTGCAGCAGAAGAAAATACTATTTGTTTTTCTAATACTTCCCATAGCCCTGCACCGTTGTTGTCTACCCATACCTTGTTGCCTGGCAATAGATCATTGGCATATGGCAAGGTTATTATGTCGCTGGCTTGTGCCACACGCTGAGTTTGCAGTACAAATCCAATGCCAGTTCCTGTTGCCACAAGTTGGCCACCATTGACAAAAGAAAAATCAACAACAATTTGAGTAATGCTAGGTACACTGATTACTCTATACACTCCGTCAACTTCTATAGAGAAAAATCTTACCACAACCTGACGACCAACTGTGATGCCATGCGGTGCAGTGAATGTCAGCACCGCAGTCCCGTCAAGATTGCTACTCACTGAAGAAATATAACCGGGTACTTGGCTTGTTCGATAAATGTTCCAGTCGTAGTTGTTGATCTTGGCCACCCAGATGACTGTTCCTACTCCAATCTGATCAAGATTCGCATCCAGGCTTGCTGTGTTGGTGATATCAAATATGGTAATATCAACGTCATCAAGATTGACATACCCAGCACCCGGTAATGCCACGTCAGTTGGGGTAACTGTTGTGGTTGTGAGAATATCAGTGTTAGGTATCTTATAGCTTTGTTTCCACAAGTTGCTCAACAGCACTGTTTGATCAGCTTCGCTGATTTCTCCAGGCTGAATAACCTGTATCAAGCTAGGATTTGCTCCAAGCAGGGCTTCATTTAATTGCAATTCGTAAAAACTACGATTGGCATTGGCACCGTATGTGGCTCTCAGTACCGCCCAGTTTTCATAGATATCGTACTGTGCAGGTCCACGGCCTAGATCGGCAAACGAAAATAGTTCAGCAGCTCTGACCGTGCCTTTGGTACCTAGGAACTGCTGGTACAGGTTGACCTGGCTGGTGCTGTCTAGATTCAAGGAAACCATGTATTGTCTGGGTTTGAATCCAATCAAGCCATATGCAAACAAGTCCTGGTTCTGTTCAAGATTGGCAGTGTATATGTTGTAGCTATTGGCCAGTTGATTGCTCTTGTTGGCTAGATTAGGCAACAAACCTTGTTGTATTTTGTTATAGTTTGAGATTGTCCATTCGTTGAAATTAAACTTGGCCGCAGGCTGAACAATATCAATTGCACTGTAGTAAAAGTTTTTATACTCCACAATCTCACCGCGAGCATACTTGACGTTTTGGCTCCAGGGTTTGATGTTGTCTTGGTTAAGAATAAATCCTTGTGCATTTAACTGACCATTCCACTCAGTAGTGGTTGTTCCGACTAATTTTACACGATCTTGTCTTGCGCCGGTAACTGGTTGATAGATCAAGTCTGCAAAAATACTTACGTTGTCCAGCACAATCATATTTTCGTAACTGGTAAACTTGATGTTCAAGAAGTTGATGGTTTCATTGGTTACACTGCGTACAGCAAAACGATTGTCACTGCGTTCAATCACAAGATCTCTGGCATTGAATGGTTTTCTATCCGCATTGAGTATCATGTTTTCTGCAGTTTGAACCGCAATACTATCCACCACGGCTCCAGCACGTTCCACAATCATTTGTGATGAACCAGGGTTGAGATTGATAATTGCACCATCGGTCCAGCCCTGATTGCTCCAGTACAAGAACTCGCTGACCATCTGATTCCAGTCTAACACATACCCATTTTCTAAATTATCAAACACAAGGCCTTGGCTCTGCAACAATGCGCCGTAGCTTAACAAAAAGTCTGCTAGAAGAGTACGATTGGTAAACACATAACCATATGGTATTTGAACCACATTACTACTGTATTCCACAGGAACACGCACAGTACTACCGCCTGCTGAGATAGTTGCTAAATTACCATTGATTAGACTTTGCAATATATTGAAGTATGGCTGAGTCATGTTGTAGCCATACACTGCCCAACCTGCGGTTGTGCTTTGTACAATCACACTTGAATAAGTGAGTTGAGCAAATGGCACATTCTTGTAGAACAAGAGGTTGTAGCTTTCGTCTGGCAGCAACAGTGTTGAATTTAGACTGTTGGGGCTAGATTTTTCAGTGTAAATTTCCAGAAGATTTTTGCCAGTGAATGCTGCCATTCTGTAGCATAGTCTTACATCTAGATTTTTAAGATCAGCAGTAAGAGCAGTGGTAGAATTGATCCCGCTCACACGGTTAAAGTCCACAATCCAATCAATGTAACTGGCCTTGCTGACACCATTGCCATACACTTCAATGCCGTTGGCATCTAGTCTATAGCGTCTGTTGTAGAGATACTGGTTGACAGACGTATCAAATCGATAAAGATCTCTGTCAGCAAACAATGAGAAAAATTCTGCCGGACGAGTCAGCGCCAGCAGTCGCATGGCCGCAAATGGATATGCGCTGGATGTGCGCCAGGCGTTTTCTACTGGACCATCGTCGCCTACTACCCAGCTCTTGCGGAAATCATTGCTGTTGAAGTTGCCTACCATCACTTGCATGGGACTTAGCAAAGTACCTTCACTACCGGATGGAATCACATCTGTCAGGCCGGGGCGAATATATTCTGGCAGCACATATGGCGCTACGGGATCTCTAACCAGGCCAGCAGCCAAATCTTCCCAGAGTACCAGGTTACCCGAAGTATACGGTGCAGGGCCGTATTCGTTTTCCCACCACACAGGCATGACACTGAATCCCAACATTTCCCAAGGTCTAGTGTTTGGATATATTGTATCGTAGAAATAATTGTAAAGGCCGCGCCAGGCACCCACTACCAATGGCTGGTTGGCAGTCAACTTGTTTGACGCTGTGGAGTAATTCCAGGTGAATTGATTGTTCTGTTGATAATCTTGTGTTTTGTAGTCTAGTTTGTTCCAGCCCACCCAGGTCAGAAAATCTTCGCTGAGAATGTCTGTTATCTCACCCAGTGTATAATCAGTAGTGCGGAATTCTCCAGGTACAACTTCAGCTGTGGTCAATGGTACAGGATTGCCGTCCAGTTTGAGATTGTTATAGATTCTAGTTTCAAACTCCAGCAGCAATGCATCACGAAAATCTCCAAATGCTCTGGTAATAGATCCGTCGTGACCGCGAATAACAAAAACTGGATCTACGTAAGTTTCATCAAGAAAAATTTCTGGGATGTACGCTGGATACAATCCTAATTTGGTAGGAGTGTTTGGCACATAACTGCCGTAGGTTGCGGGATATTCTTGTATGGTAACTACATCTCCAGTTGCCAATGGCACGGTGATAGTGATTCTAGGGCCATCTGTTGCAACTACATAACCAATATCGCGGGTCAACAAAATATCATTTACATAGACCAATAGTCCAAGATAGTTGGCCGAAGTATAATTGTATACTTGTGTAGTGTCAAACACCGCAGTAGAAATTGGCGTTACAGTGGTTTGTAGTTGTGTATACACGCTGCCTGCGGGCAGCATGTCGCTCCAGTAGAACGGATTACTGCTGGTACGACCAAGTGTTATATCAGAAATTACTGCTGTAAGTATTTCTGGCACAGTCATATTGATATAATCATTGGTCACTGCTGTGTTCAACAATTGGGCTTTGAATTTTTCGTATTCTCTTGAATTGTATGAAAGAGCAGCAAAAATTTCATATTCAGGTTTACGCAAGAAATACCCAGCCAAGGTCATCGGTGCACTTTGTTGCAGAATATTCAGACCGTAAGGAATAATATTACCAAGGTCTCTAATATTGTTGGCACCGTTGACTTTGCCAGTCAATGACACTAGATTCTGTGCAATACTTTCGTAGTGAGTTCTTACTGTGCCTAGGGTGAAGTTTGCTGAGTTGCCGTTTAGTGGATTGTTTTCAAGGTTGATAGGAACTTGATAAAAGCCCACTGAACTAACTTGATTGCTCAAGGCCAAGACTTCAATAACATCACCAGGTACTATAACTATGTTGCTGTTAAATGTAATTGTGGTAGTGTTAGCTGTGGTGGTGAAGGTGTATGTTGTGGGATCTTGAAACACACTACCCACGTATATTTTAACACTGGGCACGGTTCCTGTTGGAACTACTGCTACATCAAGCACCAGAGGAGTATTAACTACTGATGTAAAACTAAATTGTTGATAAATCAAACTCTTAGTTGCTGCCCGTTGCCAACCAATTTCTTTTTCATACAAAATTCTATCAGCGTATTGACGAACAAAACCAATGCTGATAGGATTTTCGGTGCTGACATTATTATCTACGTGAATAAACGTGTCTGTGTAAAAGTTATTGTCAAATACAATATCGCCTACATTGTTGATGCTAAGATATCTTAGAGCAAATCCTAATACAGTATCCTCAACGCCCGATCCCACGGCATAACTGAACAATTTACTGCCTTGGAATGTTGAGCTAGGATATGCCACACGATTACCAAGACTAAATCCAGCTTGATCATATACATTGAACAAGGGTGATTGATTAACTGATGTTTTTTCTTGTGCCTTGATCCATTGAATACCATCGTAGAAAAAACTTATCCCTTGCAAAGTGTTGCCGCTCAGACAAACAGTGCATTGATCAATCAAGACATCTGCATCGGATGCAGGTACTAGATTGATGATTGGTTGAAGCGTTAATGTGCTGCCATCTGTGCTGGGGGTAATAAACTCTACTACATAAATTTTATCACGAACCTGTGGGTCGTTGTCTGCTGCAAAAATCACTCGGCTTCCGGAAATAAACGAATACCCGTCAACTGCATATCCAATGGTGCCATTAATAGTTGACAACGCATCGGTTGTTTGAAAGTCTATGATATTGACCGGCGTTTTGGCCTGGGTACCCATGCCAAACAATCTAGTGCCGCCGCGGAATTCCAAGATAGGGCGTTTGGCACGAAGGGCATTGTCTATGAGTGGAACAGTGTTGTTATATGCTGCAGATGCATTGATAACATCAATATGAAACCAACGATTGGATCTGGTCCAGGCATTGCGGTCAGGACTATCTAGTGCAATAGTAAGATAATCAGGTACCAAGGGCTGATTTAAACTGGCATCAAAATTACCAACATCAAACGGCAATGAATCAAACGGCACTGTGGCGCTGTTGGTATAGGTCTCTGGAGTAACATAATCAGTGATTGGCAACAATTGTATAGCTGTGCCTACTCCAGCTACATAGTAGGTTTGATTTTGATAACTAGACGGAACAACGCTACCTCTAAAGATAACTTTGAGGTTGTTGGTAAACACCACACCGTTGGGTGCAACATAATTTTTCTTGCCAAGGATGTCGGTTGCTATATTCAGTGTTTCAACTTGGTTCTGATCGATCAATCGAATCTGACCAAAAATTTCCGGATTGGTTCCATCCTGATACCACAGCACATCCTTGATTGCGGTGAGCAATGGTATTTCTTCAAAGTACCCTTCTGCATCGCGATACCATTGAGTTCCTGCCCATTGTGTTCCAAACATTATGGTAAATTTATTCAGCACAGGGCATGTTGTCACTGATGACAATTGCAGGATAGCATTTCCATCATTGTCATATTGATATTGTATTGCCCAAACACTATATCGTGTGTCGACATCAAGGATTGGAGTTGTTTGATCAAACACCTGTGTATCAAAACTACCTAGCAGTCCGTTGTTGCTTGGAATCCGAGCCAGCGGATCAAACTGAGTGGTAATTAACCAACCGCCATCAGTTGGGTCAGCAATCTGATTGGTAAACACCACTGTGCGACCGTTGAGATTTGTGATACCATCAATGCCTGATGGATATTGTGCTAAAAATTCTGACAGATATATGTTGTTGATCTGATTGAATTTCAAATCAGTTATCAAGTCTACCTGCCCGGCTGTTGGTGTTGTTGGTACCAGTGTTAGATCATAATAGAATTGTTGAGCATTTTTCAGCGGAACATTAAAAGTTACTGTGCCAGCATCTTCGCCGTTGTTGATCACTCCAAGTACGGTTCTTGAACTGATATTAGGAGCATAGGGCAAGCGGCCGTTTACACCAGGATCAGTTTGTATCCAGAATCCATTAGGGGCTTGATTTACAACAAAATCATAGTTGCCACCGCGCACCAGAGTGATGATGGGATTATCACCGGGTATTCCTGAAAATTCATATACATTTGTACCGCGGGTAATATCAAAACTATCTGTTAGTGGAATCACTGTGGCACCAACGTCTACTGACAACGGACCAGCTGGCAACCAGTAGTACTGACTGTAATTTGCAAATTTGTCAAAACTGATAAACGGATCCCAGGTATAGTAATCACTGGTATACAATCTGTCTGAGTTGTTTGTCTTGGCTCCTTGGCGTGCCAGAGCGTCAGTGATCCCTGGATACGTGATTGCATCTTGAATATTGGTTGTGTCTGGTTTTAGACTGATTACACCTGGTTCAAGTTGATAATTTGCTCGTGTGGCATTGGGCTCAACCACATAATAGTCGTTGGGATTTACGCCCGGACCAACTCTGCGGCCAACAAAACCTTGTGTCTTTTTAAACTGCGGCTCCTGGACCAATTGATCCAGGGTAGCTGACAAAAACTGTTTGTTGGTAGTAGTTTGAAATATTGGTGGTAGAAAATCTACGGTTCTTGTTCTGTCCATTAAATTACTCCACTGCCTGGTGCGGTTCTAAGGTTGGTCGACGTTAGTGCAGTAATCACTTCTACTGAGCTGACTCCGGCTGCATTAACAAAAATTTCATCTGGGGCTGACCGTATTTCATACAGGTCACCAAAACTCTTTAATGGGTCCAGAGGTACTAGTACTACAGAACTCACAATGCCGCCCATATTTCTATGGATATAGGCTGCAAGTTCAGAGAAATAAAATGTGTCTCCAAAATCCCATACATCAATTGAAAAATAATCATTCAAGTTAGCAACTACTAAATTTTTAATTTCACTTTCACTGGCTGTTGAATTGGCTGCACGAATAACCTTGATAGTGGCTCTGAGTTCTTGTGCTGCTTTGGGTCCAAACAATGGCTTGAATGTGACAGAATTCACTACCACATTATCTGAAATCATTTTGTAATTATTGAGATTCTGATAAGCGGTTGACAACTCATTGATTGTGGGCACACTGGGCTTGGGTACTGTGTCTGTGGTGTCTCTGACCCAGTTTTGATAAGCAGTGTAGTAACTTTGTGTGACCACATACAAGTCAATGATATTGGTGGTTCCTGGATCAATGCGAGATGTCAGCGGAGCATTGTGTCTATATTGAAAATACAAACTTTGACGTCCGGTTCTAGCAATCCAATCTGCGGATACATCTACTAGTGATCGCACCAAAGTTGTACTAATTGCTAGTTCATAAAAAGCACCCACTTGACCGGCCAAGGGGCCAACATAAATTTCTTGATTGTAAGCATAGAAAATCTGTCCTGCAACATATTCTCCCTTGACTGCTTCAATATCATTCTTGAGAGCATACTCGCTGACCACCCGTTTTGGTTCAACTAGAATATAACGTTGCAGATTGTCAAAGTCCACAGTCTTTTCAAAGAACACCAATTTTGAACTTGGCACAACCAATGGTGCTACAATTTCATCAAAGAAATCTGGATCATCTGCTACTCCATCACTGTCAACATCTTGGTAGCTGACAATCACTTGGTAATCGTCAACATATCCGTCAGACTCAACTGGCTGACCAATGATTGACAGACTAATATCGCCTGGTAGAGGTCGATTGGAATCCGGCAAGCTGTTGGTTCTCAACACCTTGACAAAGTCACTAATTGTTGTGCCTGTGCGAGTATCATAAATGCGCTGTGCTGATTCAAAGAAGAATCTTGTCTGTAGCACAGATCCAAAGCTGTATACCAGAGAGCGGCTGGTCACAGTATAGCTGAGTCCATCAGTCAAGCATTGTATGACCCAGCTTGCATCTTGGCCTGTGCCTGTGGTGTTTTGTGCGTTGGCCAAGCTAAAGGCAGCATTGACCGCAAGATTATTGGATGTAATCAGATACCAGGTCTGTGTGGTATTATCATATCCGAGTCCAAAGTTTCTATATAACAAAATCTGATCAGCAATTGCGGATTCGAGGCTGGCTGGAATATCTGTAACCAGTAGTGGAATCACTGATACCGGTATTGCTCCTGTAGGCACAAAATTGTTAAGTGTAACTGGCCCAGTTCCGTTATCAAAGTTGCCTTTTCCTTGATTGGTACCGTTCAAAACAACAATGCTTGGGCTAGCCCAGATGGTCAGTGTTTCGTCTGCACGAACAGGAGTTCCTAGTCGGAGTCTATGATTGGCATCAAAGTAATAACCAGCAGGTGCAGCAAACTTTACCAAGCTGCCTACTTGAATATATTTTGTGTTGTTGCTAGAAAAAGTACCAATTGGAACCGGGCCGCCAAGTGCATTTACAAAATAGCCAGTGGTTTCATTGGCCATTGTGGTACTTTGATTCCAGGTAATGTTGAGTACCGACAAGTCTGGTCTTGGAAAATTTGCATAGTAAAATTGTGTAAAACCTTTGGTGATCAGTAATGGTTGTAGCTGATTGGTAATCACACTGGCAATGTCATTGCGATTCAACCACGAGAACACAAATGTGGGCAGTTGATTTTGTTCCCACAAGGCACCGTCAGATCCAAAAATGTTAGTTGAGCTGTATTTGCCTGTGTTGTCCACTAGGTCAAGATATCGACTGGTACCAATGCTGGCACGATTCAGTGCCTTGCTTTTGATAATTGAGTTGTACAAGGTAAACGGAAAGTTGTTGTAGTCTTCGCCATTGACCATGCGGTTCTGTGTGTAGTATCTAGCAGGAGCACGTTGTTTGATTTCGTCTAGAGTTTCTCTGGCCTGTGCATTGCTGACAGGGGTGGTAATACCACAGGTAAATGTGATTGTTTGCAACTGACCAGTTCTGCTGATGTAGCTGATTGGCAAGACCACACTTTGCATTTCTTCTGGATTGATAATGTATTGCAGGCCGTTGCTGGCACGAACATAAGCACGAAACAACCCTACAGGGATAGCAGAGAACACGCCGTCGCCAAATGTCAAAGTGATTTGATCGTTGGTTCTTGATGATGTGGAAAATAATTTACGTTGATCCGGTGTCAGTTGCTCAGCTGCTGCTGCGTAAACTGATTCCACATACTGCCATTGGCTCACAACAGTACCTACATTGTCTAACTGGAATACCCAACGGTCTTCATTGTTGACACCTTCAATGTTGATGTTGACTGTGCGATTGCTAATGCGTTCTGCCAGGTTAAAATCTTGGCTTTGCAAAACACCTTGTTTGAAATAAAAGAAATAGCCAGTATTGGCTGCTGCAAATCCCAGTGAATCGCTACGGAACAAAATATTGAAAATGCCATTGGCTACTGGAGCAGGTTCGTAGATATAGTCACGGCCTACGGAGGTGGAATTCACCGCTTCAAAAGGCATGTTGACGCCATCAACTGTGGCATTGTATGGCAACACAGGCAAGAATCCTGGTACCAAATTGATAGAATATTCTGATGTGTTTACACCCACAATGTCTTGACGATTGCCAGGGCGGCCTATGCGTTGAGTGTCCACCAGAGCAGCGTTTATGACGGCTGTGAATTGTTCTTGCCAGTTTAGATTGGTAGGATCGTTCCAGTTGATAGTAACGTTGGCTAGGTCAATTCCGTTGAAGTCTGTGACATTTTCAGTGGTTTGTACTGAAAATACTTTGAGATAACCTTGTGCAGCAGTATTTCTTTTGGCAGTGTAGCTTACTAAATTGGCCAGGCGTACCACTGAGTCTCTACGCTCTGCGGTATCTATGTAATTTTCACGGGTGTTTAGGTCATTGCGGAAGGCCATTGCCTGGCCCATGAATGCAATGACATCTAGTAATGCAATGAATTCTGAACTTTCAATGTAATCATTGAATGTCTCAGGATAGTACTGTCGAAGATAATCTACAAAACTTTTTCGCAAAGTTTCAAAGTCGTAGCTTTGAAAGTCAGCTTCTCTAAAGGTCTGATAGATGCGTTTCCAATCTTCAACGCCAAATACAACTGTTTGTCTAGTAGTGCGTGCCATGATATTCCGTTAATATGTTATTTACCGATAAAGTAAACGGCTACTTTTATACGAACGAAGCTCTGCGCTGTTGTTGATCAAAAAATACACTCAGCAATTGTGCGTCTGCACCAGCTACCAGTTGTATTTCTAGTTCAATTAACACACCGTTTTCCTGTGGGTATACCTGTACATCATTTAGATAAATTCTAGGATCACCGCCTGCTACTCTTTGTACTTCACGCAGAATATTGGCCATGGTAGTTTGATCCTGGCTTTCAAACAAAAAACTCCAGAGTGTAGTTCCGTATGACGGGCGGCCAGGTAGTTGTCCTTGCCACACATTGAATGCGTTCAGTAGGTCGCGCTTGATTAATTCGCCGTCTACCAGCGTGAATTTTTTGTACTGATTCTGTGTGTTAAATCCAATGAATGTGGCCATACAGATATTTAGCTGGTGCCCGGAGGTGCAAAATCTGGCACAGATATTTTGTTGTTACCAATGACTTTTTTCACTGCCTCATTCAAATTGGTTCGATTCACAGTGTTGGTAAATCCTTTGGGTGCTTGTACGCCTGCTTCTAATGGACTGCCGCCACCGGATATATCGGAATTTAATCCGGCAAATGCCTGTGCAAATTCTGCTGACTTGGCAAAGTTATTCATTTGACTGATTAGTGCAGCCGGTGCACCGCCTGCACCAAGGGCAAGTAATCCGCCACCAATGCCGCCGCCACTGACTAGTGACCCTAGTGATCCCAAGGATGGTGCGGTTTTGAGCCATTCTGTTGCATTACCTAGTCCAAATTTTGTGGCATTGTTCAACAACGGACCCAGTTGCGATGCTACTTCTGTGCCACTGATTGCACCCACTTGTTTAAGCTGATCAAAGTTTACATTCATTAGGCCTTGTTGTACTGTGGTTTGTAGTCGTTCGTTTCCCAGTACAGAGGTTAAATCTGTGGCACCCGACTTGCCAGTCCAGCTAGTGGGACTTGACAAGATGCTGGTAAATTTGCTGGGATCCAGGTTGATCTGTTCAGCTAGTCCAGGTTTGATCAAGCCCGACAATTGCAACTGATCAGCATTAAGGCCAAACTTACCAAGACCTTTGGTATTGGTAATTGCAGACGCAGCCTGACCCACTGATGTACTGGTCTGTGCTATTAGTCCTTGTATTTGTGCAGGATCAATTGATCCTATGTTTTGTTGGCTCACTGTTGTGCCAACAAAGTCGCTGACTCCAATTGGATTGGGAATAGGCATTCCTCTTAGATCTGGAAGGTTGATTGTGCTTCCTAGTTGTTGAGCTTGTGCAAATGATGCTGGCCCTATCTGAGCTATAGCTGCTGATAGGCCGCCTGTGGCCTGAGTAACTGCGTTGACTAGGCCGCCTACTGGTATCCCTGTTAATCCACCGGTGCTGATCTGTTGATCAAAAATTGCTCTGGCTTGTTCCACAGTGGCACCCGATGGTCCTTCCACCTCGTATACTTCGCCGTTTGGTCCTGTAAATGAAAATTTACTCATGATTTTCTAACTATGCCCCAGTTAGAAGGAACTGGCTCAGCATCTGGCGGAGGAGAAGGGGTTCCTTCGGTAAAACTCACGCTAGCTTCCACACCTTTATTGTGATACGGATACGGTTCGTGAGTTGGTGCTCTTGTGACAATACTTTCTAGTGCGTTGGGTTTCACTTGCCAACCTGTAGAGTTGTCAAATGTGGTATCATCCAAGGTTGTTTTAGGATACAGCTTGGGAACTTTAACATCTGTGGCTCCTCCACCGTTGAGATCAATCTTGCTGGCCTTGAATTTCAATGCTGAGCCACCATCCCAGGAGCCACCTTGACTTTTTAATGCTAGACTACCGTCACTACGAATTCCAATTGGTGCTTGACTGTAAATGGTCATAGCACCTTGACTGGCCACGTTCATGGTAGTCACAGCACCAATGTTGGTGGCTGCATTTGATTTCAAGTTGATGTTGCCACCAGCAAACATATTGATGTCTTTGTCAGCATGTAAATTGATAGTGCCTTCAGTTCTCACGTTTACACTATTGGTTGAATACACATCTACTGTGCCTTCGGATCCTAGTTCAATCCAGGTTTGCCCATTGGAATGAATAAACTGAAAAAAGTTTTCAGAATCATTCATCATGATTTGATGTCCTTTAGCAGTTCGTAATCTAAGCAGAGCATTGTTGCCGTCTAGATCGCCATCGTCCATGACCAGTGTGTGCCCACCTTTACGGCCTATTACCTTGACATCCGTTGGTGTCAACGCTCCAGAATTTAATTGTTGGCGTATGGTTTTAGGATCCTCGGCTCCTTGATAGATAGGCTGGCCCGGTGTGCTAATACCGTACACTGTGCTGGGACTTTCTCGTTGTGCATTTGAAATTATAGGACCACGTTCAGGATCTTTGTCTAGCCCTTGCTGAAAGAATATGGCTGCTTGAAAACTATGCACAGGTTTGGGCTGTTCATAGAATCTGGGATTTTTGTTAATCTCTTTGTTGGCCGAGTTGATTTCAGTGACTGGCAGCTGAGGTGCATTGGCAAAATATTCTGCTTGTGATTTGTTCTGTGTAACATATTGGCCTTCCTTTGCGGCACCAATGGCCGGCAACATATGATTCAAGCTGTCTTCAATTATTGATCCAATATAATAACCTTTGTCAGGATCACCTTCAACAAAGAAACACATAACAGATGTACCGATATCCGGTGGGGTAAACCACATGCCATAACTTTGTTGATTCCCGGGATATGTGCCTACACCTGCACTGGTACTGGTTTTTTCTGTGGCTCCATAGAACGGTGACAAGTACCTTACCCAACGCCACGTTTCGGGGTTAGTACTGGGCCGTCCGGTAGCAAACTGTTCAATAAAAACCTGCAAGCGTCCAGTTCGTGTGAGATCCACCGTGTTTACAATACGGCCAACAAATGGCCCCATTTTTGCAGGTGTACCGCCACGACCAAATTCATAATTGGATGGGCTGCCTGACGGTTGGGTATTATTTTCTGCCATATGTGTCCTTTAGGTTCCTTGATCGTCGTTTACAATGCCCTGAGGCGGGACCGGAGTAGGAACTGGTGGTTGGCCAAATCCACCAAGCCCGTTTTCTCCTGGCTTTCCAGAAATAACCGGCGGCGGTTGAAATTGTGTAGTTGGAATATCTGCACCATCAATACTAGGAGGTTTTGCCGGTAACGGTTGTGCTCCAGATATTGATGTAATGGAAACTGGAGTAGATGAGGGTGCTTTATATTCATCAGTCACTGGTTGTGCTGATGCTGCGCCGGCTTGCAATGCTTTTGAGGTTGATTGTATTATTTGATTAGTACCATTGTTGGCAGTTCCAACACTTGAGGTTTTTGCTGTGTTTGTTGCTGGATTAGTATTTCTTCCTGCATCCGTTGTTTTGGTAGGGGCTGTCTGCAAATTCCAAACACCTTCAAGTTCCTGAGTAAATTTTCCACTACGGAATATGCTCTTGCAAGAGGTAGCAATGTATGACACAGCTTCCTGTGCAAGTCCAGCTTTACCTTGGTACCGATCTGCAAAATAGTTGTTTCTTCCTGTGTCCATGATTCCGGTGTTGAGATCATAATCTCTGGGTCGATTCCATGCAAATTCAAAGTAGGCGCCTGATGCACTTACATTTATGGTGCCATCGGTTTCAAATGGCGCCGTGACAAACTTGCCGGGCTGTATTGCTTTTGGGGATGGGATCCAGGCCGGGTCGCCTATGATTACCATTCTAATTTTGGCGTAATCAGCTGAGTACAGATAGTCGGCTGCATTTGCACCAGGCTCAAATGTTTTGCCGTCACCACCCTGTCGTGCTTGTCCGCTGGCTGGCATGACTCGTTTCTTCCAGAGCTCTCGGCTGTTTAGTCCTTGTTGTAATGCCTGTGTGCCTGTGCTTTTTGCTGCATCACTAGTTATGGCCTGTGTCCATAGTTTGTCAAACACTTGTTCATACTGCAAGATCTGTGTATTTTGGCCAGTAAACCAGTAGTTAAAAACTTTATGTACGCCGCGGGCAGCGCCGCTGTCAAAATATTCACTAACCACCGGTGTCTGATACGGTGCTATGGTATAAATCATTTTGTACGCAAAATCATTTTGTGTCTCATCGTATTGCAATTGTTGTGCTTCGCAACTGATATCAAACCAGGCAAATCTCTGCGGCGATGGACCATTGTTGTCCCAGCTATCAGTGTCTGGATTCCAGATAACTTTTTGTTGTGCAGTAATATAACTACTGCTGCGTAGTACTATGTCAATGAATTGCACAATCTGTTGCCCTGCTGTGGCTGATTTCTGTCGCACAGTTGGACTCATGCTTTGTTTTTCACTCAGTAGTTGATCAGCTGCTGTTGCGGTAACGGACCCACCTGCCATACTTTTGTCCAATGGACCTGGGGGAACAACGCTGGCGTTTTCTAATATGGGATCAGCAAATTTAATTTCATAAACATCTGGTATGCCCCCCCTTTTTTTAGCCACCTCTGCATAGTAGGCATTTAACGCTGCACACAGGCCGCTGCCAAGTGTGGTAGCACCTGGTTTAGGCGCTGCATCTGCAGTTGGCGGAGCACCAACACCGCCCACAGCATTTTCACCAGGTTTGGTTTGTGGAGCATTATCAGTTGCTGTTGTTGTGCGAGGGATTGTATTTGTAGCCATGTTATTGTCCAGAATCTAAAAGTGCTTGTGCTCGTTGTTGAGGATCCTGCACAGTGTTGCTGCCCGGTGGCGATGATTGTATAGGCACACCGTTTCTGGTTTCGTCCCCTGCGGCCTGACTAGCTGTTTGTTGGACCACAGTGCCAATCAATATGTCCTTGACTGTGCTTCCTTGGAACTGAAAATTCTGCGGTATGCTACCACGATTGGTGCTGAAGCCAGTGATAGCACCAGGGCTTGCTCCTTTGATTGTGTATTCAACCAACTTGTTTGCTACTCTAAAGTCAACAGAGGTAATAATAAAAGGTATAAATTTTTCAATTGCTGCACGATTGTCTGTGCTGCCGGTTCTTCGTGCAATAGGTTGCACAAGATTGCCATTGATATCGTAGCCGTAAAATCTTATTACCATGCAATACTGTGCCGCAGCATAGTTTACAGGTGTGCCGGGCTTGGTTACATTTTTGGTTTCGTACAAATCTTTTACAGCATTCAACAAGTTGCTCAACAGTGTGATTCCATTTGGTTCGGTCACTGTAAAACTTACATCTTTGAACTGGGCAGCCCCGCCGGTGCCGGGGGTACTACTGTACGTGGTGTTGAGTTCAAAGTTGTCAAGATAAAAGTCCAATGGAAAGAACGGGCTACGACCAGTGCCCACATTGGCTGCACTAGTAGGCGTCTGTGTAGAAACACCGGCACCACCACTTTGTGCCAGTAGGTAGTATCCATTTAGTGTTTTCTGCGACGATTTCATCAATTTCTTGTATGTTTCAGGCTCCATCAAATACCAGCTTAAACTATATGTATAGCTGGCATACTGATCTAGTACATTATCCTGTGCCACAATGGCATTGGAGGCACCACCATACAATTCGTCCAGTCTATTACGAACAGTACTGGTGCCGTTGACAGCAGCAGCATCATCGCTGCGAGCTCCTACACCGCCTTGCTTTCCGTTGTTTACTGGCGTGGCACCGGGCACAGCCCCTGACCCTTGCAATTGATTGAATTCTGCTCGCTGTTGGGGGTCCAGGAATGTTGAAGATGGTGGTAATGGTAAAGGACCCGATGCTGGAGGTTCAGATGTGGATTGACTATTGTTTAATGTAATCGTGGTTGCATTAGTTCCTGAATCAACATTCCCATTTTCTGTGGTTGGCGGTGGGTCAGCATTGGTAGGTCCTGCTGTGGATTTTTCAACTATTCTACCATCAAACGTTTCAACCTGTTGGGGAGGAACCGGATTGCTTGGGCTGGCGCCGTCGTCCCGTGCAGTTTGTGCTTCTCTAGTGGTATCTGCAGAACTACTAGGCGGATTTATCCCTGCAGTGAGAGATTCAAATGAAGGTATATCGTTAGGTGAAATAAGATTGAAATTGATACCAGCCGGAGCATTGATGGCTCGGCCGACTTGCAATCCAGTCCGTGTTTCAGCTATAGAAATTGCAGTGCGATATGCTTGCCGATCTTGGATAGAAGAATTCCAAGATTGATAAAACGCTGCTAGAAACTGCGAGATCTGATCCTGAGTAGCCATGCTTAGAATCCTAACACGCTGCGTAATGTGGTAATTTTTGGCAGATAAATTTGCACGCCAGCCTTGAAGTCTAGAGGAGGCGCAGTCAGTGTGTTGGGATTACGTTGATAAAACACCCACCACAACTCTGCTGTGTCGTACAAGTCAAATGCCAGGAGATCTGGTCTATACTGATACGTGGTGTTGATCAGCATGATACGATCATCAGTTTGTTTGGGTATAGGACGGTTGGTCATGGTGTCCAGAAAAAACTGACTATAGCCGGTGGCATAGTATGCGCTGGTTGAATCATAAGTGGCCATTACCAGAACCCTCCTTTGATTAGATCACCGTTGGCAAATCCCTTGACACTGAACTGTTGACTGACCTGCGATCTGGTCTGCATGGGCAACAGTGTCAGGCTGATGTCAAGTTTTGTGGGCACATAGGTTGGTTGATTTTTACCCAGAGTAGGCGGTGCTGTTGGATTGGATATTGCTCCTTTGAGTATGCCTTGACTGGAGAAAAGATTTGCCAATCGATTGACTGCACTAGAGATAGGGTTTGTGGGCAGGTCCTGACGGACTCTGCGTGACAACAGATTGGTTCCGTTGATATTGGTACTTCTAGCACGTATGTAATCAACATCAGCCGGCAGGCTGTATGAGAAACTGCTGACCACGCAAGGGTGCGCTGAGAACTGGTACTGCCCTAGCCCTGTCAAGAATACCAAGGGAGGCGGTGCGCCTCGTTCTGCGTCCTGCCCATAAAACATTTTTGTCACTGATCTAAAGAAGTGTATCACGGCCAGCAAGTAATCAGCTTCGGCAGAATCTTGTGCTGTGAATGTGGCTTGCATTGCTACTGCATCAGTGTAACTTGACTGGTAGAAATAACCCTTGTAGTTTGAGTGAGTAAGTGTGTATGGGGTATATTCAGCTTTGTAATTGATATCAATCTTGGGTGTGTAGGGGAATATTACTCCGCCTGTTTTGGCCAAGGGAGCCAGTATTCCAGGAGGACTTGCATTGTACAAATAGGTAGCACTGGGAGCCAGGCTGAGTCTAACACGCCAGTCTCCGTTGTTGGCCATTTTGCGTTGTGCTTCTAGTGTGGCTTGACGTTGTGCCAACAAGGTACCTGCCTGTGCCTGAGCGGCTGCACGTGATTGCGTATCTTGAACTGTGTTTGTGGGTTGTGCTGCTGCAAATTGTCTTGCAGCTTCCTGGTCCTGAAGATTCTGGTCGTTGACTACATTAACCGGAGCAGCAGCGGTTGTGGGTTGTGCTGCTGCAAATTGTCTTGCAGCTTCCTGGTCCTGAAGATTTTGGTCGTTGACTACATCAACTGGTTCAGCAGCACTGGCTGCATTGGCCTGTGCAGACGCTTCGGCAAGAGCAGCGGCACGAGCTTCAGCACGTTGTTGCGGATCTAGAAATGTGTCTACTGGGGCTGCTGCTTGTGCTGCTACTGCGGCGTCCACACCTGCAAATTCGTTGTATGGCGGTGTTACAACTGTCGTAGCTGCTTGTGCTGCTACTGCGGCGTCCACACCTGCAAATTCGTTGTATGGTAGATTTAATACTGCTGGAGGTGCAGCAGTTGCGGTGGCACCAATAGTAAAGGTAGAAGTATACCCACCGTTGGCATCAACCACTGTGTTGGTGTAACTGCTGTTTATTACAACATCGCCGCCCAGTGCAGCGGCTACCTGGGCCCGTGCACCGGCCTCGGCTAGATCCTGGGCGGTATTTGCATCAGCGGCAGTGACTGTGGATGAGAATGTAGACATAGTGATTCCTATATCTTATTTACCCAAAAAATAAACCACTCAGTTTATAAAGGTTGACAAAGCGGCAAAATATGTTATACTAAGTAATATTTTAAGGACCTGTCTTAATGGCAATCATCGCAAGGACCACACCAAAAACCAATTATCTCAACAACAGAGATATTCTCAAAGAGATTCATTCCAGCAAGAAAAACTACTGTGCTTATAGAGATCCTGATCTAGATCACCAGTGCGATATTATTCTGCCAAGTCTAAGCAAGATCAATCAAAAAACCATTGCAGAAGCCCGTAGAAATCGTGCGGATCGTATCAAACGTGAAACCGGTGAGATACTTGATCCAAAAAAAATACCCAACACAGACATTGTGTTTCGCATCATGACCTGGGAACATGTGCCCATGGCACCAAAGAAAATCACCAAGGCCGAAGCAAAAAAGCGCAGCAAACTAGAAGATCTACTAGAACTGGATGAAGTGATTGAAGATCCTTTAACTGACTTGATTGATGCGCCAATGCTTGATCCCACACACATTCGAGTGAACTTTCCTCCGTTTTTTCACTATCGCATAGACGACGCCAAGATACCGTTTGTGGTTGGCAAGAGTCACTGGAAAGGCGATCTTGAAACAGGAGAGTTTTCAAAAGACCACGGTGACATGACTAGAAAGCTGGCCATGATGTTTATGAAGCTGTGTGAGCGTTATGCCACAAGATCAAACTGGAGAGGATACACCTACAATGAAGAGATGCGCGGACAAGCCCTGTTACAACTCAGCCAGATTGGATTACAATTTGACGAGTCAAAATCGCAGAATCCTTTTGCGTATTATACTGCCGCTATTACCAATAGCTTTACTCGTATCCTGAACATTGAAAAGAAAAGTCAAAACATTCGCGATGACATTCTGGAGATGAACGGACTCAATCCTTCATGGACTCGACAAAATTCTGGCAAGCACTCAATGGCAGCCATGAGCGGTCCGGTTACTATCACCACCTACCCTGCGGTAGAAAAAGAAGATGCATGAACTCAGCAGTACTGTGCCTATTGCATATCCTGGGGGAACATATGGTACATATCTTGAATGGTGCTTGACTAGTCTTACCAGCACCGATCAGTCGCTGAGTTCACCATTTACTGAATCAGGAAATAGTCATAAATTCAAAGGCAATTTCTTAGAAGTTGGCAATGTTCCTAAATTTTTAAGTGTAAATCAATTAGAGAAATTCGTAAGATTCCATCCCAAAACTCAACAGCAACATTCAATATCAGACAGATTAGATCAAGTTTGTGATATTGTGCAACACATGATCTATATTTACCCTGATCAAGATTCTGTATTGTTAACTATCAATAATTTTTTTACTAAAATTTGGAACAACTGGTGGACCGACAAATTTTTGATTGCGGAGTCCGCTGATGCAAACAAACTTTATCAAAATTGGCCAGTGACGCCTGGCACAGAAATACAAGACATTCCTGTCTGGATTCGAAGAGAGTTTTTGAGTTTGTATTTTATGCCTGCTTGGCATGATCAAGTAGAATGGTATCATCCTGATCGTTGGCAAAACCCCAGGTGTTGTATAATCACTGTTAGAGACTTTCTGAATAATTTTGAAGAAACTTTACAAAAAATAAGTTTGTTTTGTGACCTAGCGTATGTGCGTCCTATTCAGGACTTGTTGCCGTTTCATGAACAAAATTTAAAAAATCAAAAATATCTACATCATGATGCGCTATGTGCCGATATCATATTAGCAGTAACCAACAATCAAAATTTTTCATGGGAACCGTTATCGTTGCCCAGTGAGGCTTGGATTCAATGGCAATTGAGAAACCTTGGATACGAAATTCAGTGTCACGAGCTTGACAAGTTCCCCACAAATAGTGTACACTTGCATGAGTTACTATATCAACCCAAACCCACATGAATCTATTTCACAAAGCCGCGGTATTCACGGACATACATTTTGGACTCAAGAGCAACAGCACTCAGCATAACGAGGACTGCCTAAACTTTGTGAAGTGGGCCACAGCCAAGGCCAAATCAGAAGGTTGCGAGACCTGCTTGTTTCTGGGTGACTGGCACAACAATCGAGCCAGTCTCAATATTGTCACACTCAACTACAGCCTGCAAGCACTGGAGCACATGAATGATAATTTTAGCAATGTGTATTTTATTCCTGGAAATCACGATTTGTATTATCGCGATAAACGCGATATACAAAGTGTTGAATGGGCAAAGCATCTGCCTAATGTACACATCTGCAACGACTGGTTTAGTAGCGGCAATGTCATTATCGCACCTTGGCTTGTGGCCGACGATCATAAACGCATACCCAAACTAACGGGCAAGTACATGTTTGGGCACTTTGAGCTGCCCGGTTACTTGATGAATGCACAGATTGAAATGCCCGATCATGGCGAAGTGCAACGTGAACACTTCACCGGCTTTGAACATGTGTTCACCGGACACTTTCACAAGCGACAGACCAAAAAGAACATTACCTATATTGGTAACTGTTTTCCGCACAACTATGCAGATGCTGGTGACGATGAGCGTGGCATGATGATCCTGGATTGGGGCAAGGAGCCCGAGTTTCACGCTTGGCCAGATCAGCCCAGATATCGTGTGTTTGGTCTCAGCAACATAATCGACAATGCTGCCACTATCTTGGCACCGGGCATGCATGTGCGTGTGCAACTGGACATTGAGATTTCATACGAAGAAGCCAACTTTGTCAAAGAAACATTTATCAAAGACTACGGTCTTAGAGAGATGGCTCTGATACCCAGTAAGTCCAGCTCTGTGGACACAGATATGGCACCCGGAGAGATCAAGTTTGAATCAGTAGATCAAATTGTCACGGACCAAATCACCAACATTGAAAGTGAATTCTACGACAACAAACTGCTGTTGAAGATCTATCAAAATCTATGATCTACTGTGTTTGGTATCCTAGTGGAGGATTCGGCCACTTTATTAATGCAATTCTATCATTGCATGGTAAAAATTTTGTTAGACCAAAAAAGCAACTAACATTCAGCAACAACGGAAATAGTCACAATATTGATTTAGTTGTACCTAAATATTTACATGGTATCTGGTCAAAAACTTTTGAGTTTGAAAACAAAAAAAATTATTCAGTATTGATTGATAACGGCATCACGGATGAAAGCGAACAATTCAAATCTGTCTTCCCTACTGCCAATATTATTAAAATTTGCTACACTGATTATACTTGGCCCATTGTTGCTCAAACCATGATAGACAAAGCTATGGAGAGCAATCTTGAATGTGAATTATCTATTGACATCTGGAATACTCAGAATTTGTGGGCTAGACGAGAAAAATATTTTTTGTTTTTACGTGATCATCCACTAAGATCGGCTTGGAAACCCAACAGCATAAATTTTGCACTAAAGATTGACAACATGATTGACTATACCGATCTATCAATTGCGTTGGAATCTTGCGGGATAGAGCTAGACCCATTTGACAACATCTGGAAAAAATGGCAGGCAGCAAATCAAAAATATATTACACCAATACAAGATGCAAAAATTGTTATAAATTGTGTAAAAAATAATGTTTTATTTGATCTCATGCACATAGTTGATGTGTGGAATCAAGCAGTCATTTATTACTATATTTGGTTAGAGTTTGGCATAGAGGTACCACATAACGATTATTCAAACTGGTTTACAAACACCCAGGAAATTGTTACAATGTTAGACAAACACGGAGTTCTGGTTGATACAAATTAAAAATCTCACTGTTCGAAACTTCATGAGCGTGGGTGCCGCTACCCAGGCCATCAACTTTGATCGCAAGGACATTACCTTGGTCTTGGGCGAGAATCTTGATCTTGGCGGTGACGGATCACGCAACGGCACAGGCAAAACCACAATCATCAATGCACTCAGCTATGCCTTGTATGGTAACGCTCTCAGCAACATCCGCAAGGACAATCTGGTAAACAAGACCAATGGCAAAAACATGCTGGTCAGTCTGGAGTTTGCAGTCAACGGTGCTGAATACAGAATTGAACGTGGCCGCAAACCCAACGTACTCAAGTTCTATGTGAACAACGAAGCCACTGTGGCCACAGACGAAGCACAAGGTGATTCAAGAGAAACACAAGACGCTGTGGAACGCATCATGAACATGAGTCACGACATGTTCAAACACGTTGTGGCTCTTAACACCTATACCGAACCGTTTCTTGGGTTGAAAGCCAATGATCAACGAACTATTATTGAACAGTTGTTGGGCATTACCCTGCTGAGCGAACGTGCTGATGCAATCAAAGAACTGGCCAGAGGTACCAAAGATGCTGTATCTCAAGAAGAATTTAGAATCAGAGCAGTAGTCGAAGCCAACAGCCGCATTGCAGAACAGATTGAAAGCCTCCGGCGACGGCGAGTGCTGTGGCAAAAAAAGCAAGACAGTGATCTTGAATATCTAGCCACACAGTATGCTGACCTAACACAAATCAACATTGAAGCTGAATTGTTGGCCCATCAAGCCCTTGCTGTCTACAATCAACAAAAGAAATCGCAGGATGCTCATACTGCCTTGGTGGCTAGACAAACCGCCTGGAGACAAAAACAATTTCGAGATGTGGCTGAATTTAGAGCCAACTATGATCTACTGAGCCACATTGACATTGGGGCTGAACTGGCTGCACATACCGCTCTGGTTGCGCACACGCACCAAGCCAAGAACATTGCGGATCTTGAAAAATCAATTGCTCGTTGCCGTTCTGATGAGGTTCGAGAGAAAACCTCTATCGCTAAACTGAGTACAGAGATTGCCGAACTAGAAGAACACAAGTGTTATGCTTGTGGACAAGAGTTCCACGATGGAAGCCACGAAGCAGTGCTGGAAGCCAAACGAAAGACCCTGCAAGAAGCTGCACTACAGTCTGCGGCCACGACTAGTCAGCTGACAGAACATGCCGCGGCACTAGCGGCACTAGGCGCATTAGGCACACGGCCTGTCACACATTATCGCACCGAAGCAGAAGCCATACGACATTCAAGCGAGTTGGAAAATATTCAAAAGCAAATTGATGCCAAACTTGACGAACTTGACCCCTATACTGAACAGGTGTCAGAATATACTGAGATTGTGCTGGGTGCTCAACCAGTTACTCACTACGACACTGAAGCCAAGGCTATCACACACATGAGTCAAGTTGCCAACCTGTTGCAACAGATCACAAACAAAACAGCCGAGACTGATCCCTATACTGATCAGATCGACGACATGACCAATCAGGCTCTACAGATTGTGAGTTATGATGCCTTGAACGATCTCAATCGACTGCAAGAGCATCAGGACTTTTTACTCAAACTACTGACCAGCAAGGACAGTTTTGTTCGTAAGAAGATCATTGATCAAAACTTGAGTTATCTCAACGCAAGACTCACACACTATCTGGATCGTATTGGTTTGCCGCACACTGTAAAGTTTCAAAACGATCTCAGTGTCAGCATTGAAGAACTGGGTCGTGAACTAGACTTTGACAATCTCAGCCGTGGTGAACGCACCAGACTGATCTTGAGCCTTAATTTTGCATTCCGTGACGTTTGGGAAAGCCTGTACTCTCCAATCAACTTGTTGTTTGTGGATGAACTAATTGACAATGGACTAGACACAGCAGGTGTAGAGAATGCTCTGGCCTTGCTCAAACGCATGAGTCGTGAACGTCACAAGAGTATCTGGCTTGTGAGTCATAGAGACGAGCTGAGTGGACGAGTAGAAAACATACTCAAGGTTGTGAAAGAAAATGGATTCACCAACTACAACACCGAGGTTGAACTTGCGTAGCATTCAAGTCTTGCATTTAGAACCCACAGATGTGTGCCAAGCCGCGTGTGCTTTGTGTGCCCGCGAAACTGATCAGGACTTCCGCAAGGATCGTCAGCATC